AGCATCTACAACATCGCCTAATTCAGAAACAACGTTTGCAGGTGTTACAGCAGTACCTACGATATCTTGACCTGCAGGTAAATCAGTATCAGCAGCTAACAAAGTTGAAAACCCATCAAATTGACCTGAAGTTGCAGTTGAACCACTCCAAATGTTTTTCTCTGTTCTATCAGCTACTTTTGCAGCAACGTGTGCTAGTACAAAATCAGAAAATGAAGCAGGTAGGTTGTCATTCAATCCAAAGCCCATTTCAGCAGCTTGCCAAGAACTATGCAAATCTTTTTTGCAAAGGTCTAGGTTTACTTGAAACTCTTCAGGTTGTAATACTTTTTCTGTTAGTGTTAAAGTACCTTGTCCTGTTTGAAAATCACAAGAAGCATCTTTTACGATATCATCAGTAGATGCTTTTTGTAATACAGATTTAAATTTAACATTAGGCATAATAGTAATTAGCCCTTTGTCTAATGTGTCTGCAGATAGTAAAGCAGCAGCAATATACTTGCCACTAAATTCGCCTGCATAAGTTGTAGTAATTGATAAACTCATTTTATTTTAGTTTTTAGTTGTTTATTTATTTAGTTTTGAAAATACTTTATCTAGTGTGCTTAATCGTCTGTTAGGAGCGATATTGAATTTAGATAAATTTTGTTTTGTTTCAGGGTTTGCCTTAATTGGCTCTGCAGCAGGCTCGTTAAGTTCTTCCTGTACTTCTTCAGGTACTTCGCTTAGTTCCACTTTTTCGTGTTTGCAAAGTTCTTCAGTAATAAGGTTGCCTAGTTCGTCTGCGCTTAAGTCCTCTTTAGGCTCTAGCATTGCTTTGATTTCTTCAATCATTTCTTTAACCTCTGCTAGTTCTTCTTTAGTAGCATAGCCCATTTCTTCTTTTTCTTCTTCTTTAGCTTCAACTTCTACTTCTTCAGTTTCTTCTTCAGCTTCTTCAGTTTTGATTTCAGAAATAAGACCCTCTTCGGCTACTACTAAAATACGTCCGTCCTCTAGTTGGTATTCTCCAACAGGTACAGCTACTTTTTCATCTTCAGTAACAATAAAAATTTCGTTACCTGCTTCAAACGCTTCTGCTTCTAAAACAGTTCCGTTTTCTAACGCTTGTTGCTCTAGCTTAACTTCTTCGCTAAGGTTTAGAACGTCTTTGATTTTACTAATCATATCGTTTGTATTCATATTAATATATAATGGTTAAAAATTAATTTTGCATTTTTAATTTGCATCTTCGCAAGTTGTACAATCATCATAAGCAATAGATGCTGTATTTATATGTATTCCCTCTGAATGATGTTCTGCTGTTACTGTATAACAAGCGTTGTGATTATTCTCTAATGTTAAGTAATATGTCTTACCTACAATAAGCTGTGTATCGTGCATATGAACGTGGCGTGTATGTCCGTTAGAACATCTCTCAATTATATACCCATACCAAACACCACTTAAATCTTCGCCTGTAATTCTACCAATCCCTTGCGCTCTTAAACTACCATTACAACACTTTATTGAATAAGTATTGTCTTTGCATAAACAGGCTCTACGTCCACCCTTTGGGCTTGTTCTACTTGTTGCAAAAAACTTTTTAAATCTTCTCATTTGATAGGTATGCAGTTAGGTACTAGTTTTCCGTTTTTCATTTTCATTCCGTACTGCTCATATCCTGCGGTGCAAGGTGCTTTAAGGTCTATTAAGTCTAACTCTTTAAGTTTGCTTAATGCCCAACGCTTACCTGCTTTACCACCCCATAATAAATAAGATATAGTACCACAAGCCTTTGTATCGCTTTCATCGTAATACTCTTCTGCTCTAGACAAATAAGAATACATACGTTTAATAGTTTCTACGCTAATAGGTTTGCCTTGTGCTAATTGTTGCGCCCTTACCTTACCAACTTGTGTAGCACATTTGTTATCTACTTTTTCGTTTAGTTCTAAACCTCTTTTAGCATTGTTCTTCACTCCGCTTGGATAATCGGTGTAGCTTTCTAGTATCATCTTTTTACCACCCTTAACACGCTTATCTTTTTTTATAATGGCTCGTATCTCGCTAAGTAAATATTCTGCTTCGTCTTGGTCTATTTCTTTTAATAGTTCATCACTACTAAAATCGTTTATAGTTTCTTTTGGGCGTTCCATTTTATCAGCAAAATAACCCTCAATACTAAAGCCTTTTACTTTACCTGTCTTTACAAACTCATTCCATATTTGGTCATTATTAACCTTAACACTTCCTACCCACGTGCCTAAAGGTAAGTCCATTCCGTACTTTACGCTTTTATCGTGCACCTTATCTTCTACTATCCAACTTTCAACTAAACTAAGTCCGTTTATTTCGTATTGGTGTTCTAAGGTCGAATTGTTTTGTTTGCCTTGCATCAGGTACATTTGCGATGCTTTTAATACAGTATCTTTAGAAAAATATATATAATACTCATCTTCGCCATTACGTCTATATATAGGCTTGTTAGGTATTAATAACGCACCCATTAAAATACGCTTCTCTTTGTCTACTTCAGCAAGTTTAAATTCTTGTGATTTTAAAGCTATAAAATCTTCTTCTATTGCAGGGTTTTCAACTACACTAATAGCTTCAATACCTATTTCTTGTTCTTCGTCTAAAATTAATTCTACTATACGCATATTATTATATAATGTTTTTTATTAATTTTTGTATTTATAGTGTTGCACCCTCTACAATGTTGTTTTCTAAACTTTGTGCAGTTGTAACATCATTAGCTACTACATACGCTTGTACAGGTTGTTGTGCTTGACCGCCTACCGCTTCAGCTAATTGACTTGTTTCTGTTGCACCTACTACATTAAAGCTAGGGGGTTGTGATGCTGCACCGCCTGTTGTTGTTGGTACACTTGCACTACCTTTACCACTACTATCTACACTTTTAATTGCAGCAATATTTTTAGCTGCTACTGCACCTGCTAAAGCAGCTTGTATAACAGGGTATGCAGGGAATAAGGTAGTAATTGGGCTTTCTTGAGCGGTTGTAAAGGCATTTTGTACACCTTTAACACCACTAATTGTAGCACTAGCAATAGCCATAGCTTTGCCTACTTTACTATCTTTACCTGCTAATTGTGCAACTTGGTTAAAGGTATTTTGTGCATCTCCTAATATTTGTTGCTTTCTAAGTTTTTCTAGTTCTGCTTTTTTATCGTTTTCTTTTTGTTCTACATCAGTTCTTAACCCTGCATAGTATTTAAGCACTTCTAGTTTTTGTTCTTCACTTGCATTTAGCTTATCTAGTTCTGCAAGTTTCTTTTGTTCTTCTAGTGCTATTTTTTCTAGTTCTTCGTCTGCTTCTCTTAGTTTTTCTTTATCTCTAAAATCGTTTCTTATTTTATCAATAGCATCTAGTCTAGCTTGTTCTTTAGTTGCAGCTTCTTCGTTCCTTTTATTTTCTGCATTTATAATATCCTGTTGTGCCTTAGCTTCTTCACGTCTTGAAGTTAGTAACTCTGTACTTAATCTTTTTTGTAGGTTAAGTCTTTGTGTTTCTTTTTGTATTACCTCTGCCTCTAAGCGTGCCTGTTCGTCTAAATCTTCTTTTGTGCTTTTTGCTAAAGCGTTTTCAGCTTGTTTAGCTGCAAGTCTTATTTTAGCTACTTTTATTTCTTTAGCTGATAACTCATCACTTACCTTACCTGCTTCTTCTAAAAATTTAATACGTTCAGCAGCAGTAAACTTATCTTTATTAACTGCTTTTTCTCTTAACTCTGCTATTTTTCTTTCAGCTTCGGCACGTTCTACAATTAAGTTTCTTGCTATTTTATCTGCTGCTGCCCTTTGATTTGCTATTGCTGCTGCTGCTTTTGCATCAGCTATAACCTCGTTTGTAAACTCTTTTATTTTATTTTTAGCACTTTCATAAACCTCAACAACTGCCTTATTTGCTTCGGCTATTTGTTTTACACCCTCTACAACTTTTTCGTTTACTTCTTCTAACTCTGCTTTAAGTGTTTCAGCTTCTTCTGCATCGCCTGTAAATTCATTCCACGCAATACGCATTTTTAAAATACCACTTTGAACACGCCCACTTAAAACTGCCCAACCGCCTTGAAATCTGTTTATTATTTGATTTTTAATAAACTGCCAACCATTATTTAAACTTTCTGTAAAATTATCCCACGCTTGTTGTG